TATGAAAAATAGTCTGTGTATATTTATGTAATATGGCAGACGGTACTACATACGGTTTATTTTTTCCATTTCAAGATTCAAGAAAGGGAGACTATCTTGCTTTAACTGAATACGAATCTCAAGAAATAAGGTCAGACCTTATTCATTTACTATTAACAAGAAAGGGTAGTAGGTATTTTTTACCTGAATTTGGTACAAGATTATATGAATATATTTTTGAACCTTTTGATGGATTAACTTTTAGCGCGATAGAGTCAGATATTAGAGATTCTATTACAAGGTTCATGCCTAATCTTATTGTTAATAATATATCAATAGAACCTATAACAGAAGAAGATGAAGTTAATAGTACTACTAAAGATAATGTCGGTAGTGCTTCTCTTTGGGATATTTATAGAGTACCTGGAAAGAATACATATGAGTATACTGCAAAGGTAAGAATAGATTATTCTACGGGTAATTCAGTTTTCGCACAAAGTGATTTCGTTATTATTAATATTTAATAAAAAATGGCAAACAACAAAATATCATACACAGTTAGAGATTTTCAGGGAATTAGAGCAGAGCTTCTAAATTATGCTAAGACGTATTACCCTGAATTAATCCAAGATTTTAACGACGCTTCCGTCTTTTCTGTATTTTTAGATTTGAATGCGGCAATTGCCGATAACCTACACTATCATATTGACAGAAGTATTCAAGAAACTGTATTACAGTATGCTCAACAAAGGTCTTCAATTTATAATATAGCTAGAACTTACGGATTAAAAATACCAGGACAAAGACCAAGTGTTGCATTAATTGACTTTTCAATAACGGTACCGGCATTTGGGGATAAAGAAGATGAGAGATATTTGGGACAACTTGTTAGAGGGTCACAAGTTAGTGGGGCGGGTATTGTCTTTGAAAATATATACGATATTGATTTTGCATCACCTTACAACGCTCAAGGATTTCCGAACAGATTAAAAATTCCAAACTTTAACGCTAATGGTGTTCTTTTAAATTATACAATAACAAAAAGAGAACTTGTTGTTAATGGTATTACAAAGGTATTCAAAAGAGTGATATCACCAAATGATGTTAGACCATTTTTTGAATTATTTTTACCTGAAAAAAATGTATTAGGAATAACCAGTGTTCTATTAAAAAATGGTACAAATTATACAAATGTACCTACTGCTGCAGAGTTTTTGAGTTTAGAGAATAGGTGGTATGAGGTAGACGCGCTGGCTGAAGATAGAATATTCATTGAAGACCCAACTAAAGTATCAGACCAACCAGGTATTAAAGTTGGTAGATATATACAAACAAATAATAGATTTATTTCAGAATATACCCCTGAAGGATTTAAAAAGATGACTTTTGGTGGAGGAACAACATCGGCTCAAGACCAACTTAATCTATTTACTAACTTAGGAGGACCTTTAAATATACAAAATTATTTAAATAATTTTTCATTAGGTTCTGCATTAGTTCCAAACTCAACACTATTTGTTCAATATAGAGTTGGTGGAGGTTTGGCTACAAACTTGGGTACAAATGTTATTAACCAAGTTGGTACTGTCACATTTTATGTTAACGGACCTTCAGAGCTTACAAATACGTCAGTAGTAAATTCTTTAAGATGTGTTAACGTTACTGCGGCAATCGGAGGAGCAAATCAACCTTCAGTAGAAGAAGTTAGAAACTATGTATCATTTAACTTCTCAGCACAAAAAAGAGCGGTTACTGTACAAGATTATGAGGCGTTATTAAGAAACATGCCGGCACAATTCGGAGCCCCTGCAAAAGTATCAATAACAGAAAATGACAATAAGATTTTAATCCAATTGTTATCTTATGATACATCAGGTAAATTAACTAGTATTGTATCAAACACGTTAAAACAAAATATTGCAAATTATTTATCAAATTATAGAATGATAAATGATTATATTTCAATACAAACCGCTCAAGTTATAGATGTGAGTGTTGAAGTATCAATTGTTTTACAGGCCACACAAAATTCAGGACAAATCATAACTGATGTTGTGAATAAAGTATCTGATTACTTTAATCCACTTTATAGACAACTAGGACAGAACGTTTATTTATCTGAAATAAAAAGTATTATTCAGAACCAAGAAGGGGTTATTACAGTTGCTGGTCTTAATGTTTATAACCAAGTTGGAGGACAATATTCTTCATTTGAAACATCAATGACATATGCAAATCCTGAAACAAAATTAATACAACCTGTTGACGATACAATCTTTGCGGAACCCGTTCAAATCTATCAAATTAGATACCCGACTAAAGATATTAAAGTAAGCGTTAAAAACTTCCAAACAGTTACATTCTCTTAATAAGTTTATTTATCTGAGATGGTTAGTACATTTATATTGGTGTTTTTACACTCTGTAAAAATTTGCCCTAAACTATTTATAGATTAAAGACCAAATGAGTCAAAGTTACAGGATAAGAACAGAGTTAGGTATTAACAAAACAATTAATGTAGAACTTAACCAAGACTTTGAATTTTTAGAAATTCTTTCTCTTAAAATTCAGCAGGCGGATGTATATACACGCTCTTGTGCAAATTATGGTGTTGTTGTGGGAAGGGTCACCGCAAACAACGGATATGGGATTGCAAATGCAAAAATATCTGTTTTTATACCGGTAACAAACGAAGATTCAACTAACCCAATTATATCTGCAATTTATCCATACACACAACCATCGGATAAAAATGAAGATGGATATAGATATAATTTGTTACCATACGAAAAATCTTATAGTAAACATTCGGCAACAGGAACTTTTCCAACCAAAGAGGACGTTCTTACAAATTCAACCGCAATAGAAATATTTGACAAGTATTATAAGTTTACAGTTAAAACAAATGATAGTGGTGACTATATGATAATGGGAGTTCCTGTAGGATTTCAAACTCTTGTAATGGATGTTGACTTATCTGACATTGGTGAATTTTCATTAACACCGCAAGATTTAATCAGAATGGGAATAGCGACAGAATCGCAAGTCGCCGGAAATCAATTTAAAAGTTCTAATGATTTAAATTCTTTACCGCAAATTATAACATTAAATAAAACGGTAGAAGTACAACCATTATGGGGAGAACCTGAAATATGTCAACTTGCGGTTAATAGGGTTGATTTTGATTTAAGAGACGATGCAAATGTTGATATACAACCAACAGCCGTTTTTATGGGTTCTATTTTCTCAAACATAGATAAATATAGAATTAGAAAAAATTGTAGACCAAGGGATAATACGGGGGAACTATGTAGTTTACAATCAGGACCTGGACAAGTGTTGGCTTTGAGACAAACTATAGGACAAGACATTGATGGTAATCCTATCTTGGAACAATATAGACTTGAGCAATCAGGAAATATAATAGATGAAAATGGAACTTGGTTAACAGAGTTACCGATGAACTTAGATTATGTTGTAACTAATGAATTTGGTGAAAAAGTTATATCGGCAGACCCATCAATAGGAATACCAACAAAATCAAAATACAGGTTTAAAATAAAATGGCAACAGTCTAAAGATTTGACTATTCAAACAAGAAGAGCATCATTTTTAGTTCCTAATGTTAGAGAGTATTGGGAAGGAAATTTGGACCCATATCTTACACAACCTAAAACCTCAAATCAATATAAAAAACTTAAAAGCTCTTATTATTTTGGGTTGGATTGGTCTGGGTACACAAACGGGTTTGGAACCGAAACCAATAGTAAATCTGATATAATTGTTAATTGTGAAGATTCATTCTATCAAATGACCTATAATAAGGTCTATACTGTTTCAGGATTAATTGACCAGTATAAGAAAGGTAATAGGGCTAGATTTATTGGAATTAAAGAAATTGATAGTGATGATTGTGCTGACTCAGTTAATAAGTTTCCTGCCAATGAGGGTTACAGAAACTATGATACAATTTATTTTATAGTTTCTTTATTCATAACGTTTTTTGAATACATAGGACAATATCTTTTGATTTTGGCTCACGTCATAATTGGTACCATATATCAAATAATAAAGTTACTTTCTTTTAATTCTATAAGTGGGGGAATTCCATTGAGGTTACCAATGATTACCTATCCTGAATGTGAAAATTGTGAATGTAAGGGAGAGACCGTTACAACAACACTTATAGATGCATCTGGGAGAGGAACCTTAACACCAGTCTCTACTCCGTCAAAATACTATGAAAAATTTACAGAGTATCTTCATGCTTTGAATTATCAGCCGGTTGAGGACATACCTGTTATTGCTGAATTATATTCACAGGCAATGGGTGGTAATATAAGCTCTGGAGTTGATACGGTTTATAAAGTACCTAAGTCGGATGTAATGAGAGAGGCTTCTGAGGATAACGACAGGATGTTTGTTTGGGGTATGGATTTACCGTTGGGTGAAAGAATAAATATCTTTAACCAAAGAAGTAGTTATTTTACTGGAGATAATATAATAAAGGTAAGTTTTGATAATCAGAATAACTTAAATTCTTTCCATTATGATAACACCTTAACTGTCCTGTCAACCGTAGAATATACATCAGGACAACTACTTACTACTGTAAATCCTACAAGCACAAGTGATGTTAATGTTAAATTTAGTGAGATTATAAGTGGACAAACACTTTTTGGTATTTCAGGAACTTCGGTTACCGAACCACAACAAATAACAGTAACTTATGCAGACACAATAAATCAAACAACACAAAGGTCTACTTTATATAGTTTGAGTACAGGTACTACAATTGACAGACAAATATTCCCGATGGATAGGGAGTATCTTCAAGTAGTTACTGCAATAACTGTTACAGACTATTTTAAAATGGTTACTTCAGCAACGGGTCAAAGTTTCCCTGATATATTGAACTCACAGGCTTTACTTAGGTTAATGGAGCAAGGTACCACACAATATAGAGAAAGAAAAATTGGTGTTAATAATTTTTTAATTGGTAATTTTTTTGAAGAATTTGGGTCACAATATGTTTTAATACTACAAAGAGGAGTTGACCCGTATTCACCGTTATTGAGTAATAAATACAATTTAGGTGTGTTATTCGGTTCCAACTATAATAATCCAAATTTTGATTTAACAATTCAATCAAGAATAAATATTCCAATTCAACCCAAACTAAACGGACAGACAATAGACAAACTGGCAATACAATCAGGTAATTTTTATCAATCCAAATTCTTTACTGCAGGTAATCAATATTCTGCATTTACGTCTACAACAGTAGGATATTATGGGGCAATTGATGCAACATATGCGCCAAGTGTTAACGACCTAATAACCAGAGTTTTTAATGGGTTGTTAGGTATTGTTGGAAGGGGAGATTTTTATGCTACCGTGGAAACCTCAAAGAAATATGATAATTCAGAAGATTTGACGGGAAACTCTTTTTTATTTGGAAAAAATACTGACAATAGTTGGCTTGATGTATTTTTAGTTTCCGCAGTCTCGTATGTAGTTACCACTGCAGCAATTGCTTTGAGTTTAAGTGGTATAGGAACGGCGTTTGGGGTAGGACTACTAGCTTTATTGAAATTTGCGGCAATACCAGGTTTGATTGGTTTAGGTGTTGCTCCATTGGTGGCGGCTACTACAGTCGGAAGGTTAAAATATAGTGATTTAGAATATCAATATCATTCACCTAACTTATACCCATCTCTGAAAAATAATCCTATGTTGTTTTCAAATAATACATTAAATGTAATGAGAACAGATAGGTTACCATCTTCTGACGGTCTTGATGGACTATCTTGGGATGCAAACAACGTCGCTTTATTACAACAGAATATAAACTTCAATTTTTATGAAGTATCCAATCCTTTGGAATCATTCATACCGCAAGGATTTCAAACAGGGGCTGACCAAATTGGTGAAGACATTGATGGTCAAATTTATTCAGGAACAGTGTTAACAAGTTTTAGTTGCCAGGGAATGGTTTCATTAGATTGTTATACAGGTTTCAGTAATAGTTTCGGAGTGAGTACTAAATGTGCAGAACAAGACCAAGTTGTTAATGGTTGTTACGTTCTGTTTACAAGACCACTGCTTGGATTAGTAAAAGATTTACAATATTTTACTGAATGGGGTACTAGGTATAAATTTTTCTATGCTATGTGCAGAGGAGTACTTTCACAAACCTTTACAAATAATTGGGTAAACGGAACGCTATTTGCATTTCCAATTCAAGTAGATACAACATTCAATTCTCAAAACAAACCAAACGACCCTGTATTTTGTAAGGACGTGGTGTTTTTTGATGACGACACAAACAATTTTTATTACAGGAGTAGCCCATTCAACTTTAATACAAAAAAATTCATAGGTAAACTTTCTAATGAGTCCACCGCAGTAAATGCAAAAAATCTTTTGTTTCCAACCACAATAATAGATTTGGGATATAAGGATGATTTTTATTCGGAAATTACTTTAAAACCTGATACAAATGCTTATATCATGAGTAATCTGAATCCAACCAGTTATTCAGACCCTTCAGATATTATCAATTTATTTGTTATTTCAAGAATAGTTAATTCTTCTTTTCTAAAGGGAGATTCAATTAATAACCTATTCAGTAGAAATGAGAATAGTTTAAGAGGTAATACTAAAAGAAGAGTTGATGCGGATTTGGCTCAAATGTTATCAATTAATTCAGAAGAAGGGGTTATAAAATTCAGCCCGGAGTATTATGATAGTAATACAACAAATAGTCCTGTTGGGGTTTTTGGGACCTCAAGTAATCCTGTTATAGGGATTTTCTATTCATCAACAACTGAAAACTTGCAATTTAAAGATTTCATTACGCCAGGAAAAATAGATTTTAGGCCCTCACCAGCATCCAATTACGTACCATACACTTACGGTATAAAAAGTCAACTTGTACCGTTTTATCCGTGGAAACTAAGAAGTAGTATTAATATATTCGGAACCGAAGAAAATAATTGGGATACTATAGAAATAGTACAATACTACTATCAATCTCTTGATAGAGTGAATCCCCAACAATATTTTACAGCACAAGGGATAGTCAATGACCTTAATAAACGAGGATATATTTTCAATGTTAGTAATGATACCGCCAACGATTTCAGTCAAATTTATAAATCACAAGGACCTGTATATAGTTCTAGATTTATTGTTGGAGCCCCGTTTCATTTTTATTTTGGAACTGCTGTTGGTGGAACCGCAATTGAAAAATTTAAAACAAAATATTCAATAGATGAATAATTACACTATCATACCTAGTAGTCAAGAATACAAATCCGCACCGGCAAATGACCAAAGGATACAAATTTCTTTGCAAGAACAAAACCAAACTCTTATTGAATATGATAGGACTGTTAATGTTAGTTTGGCTCAAGTGTATGATAATGAGAGACAATCATCCACAATATTTAGACCCACATTTAAAGTCGGGTTTTTGTATGCAAATGTTTTTACAGGAAGTACTAAGTTTATACCAATACAAAATAATCTATATTATGTAAATCCTGAAATATCTGTTTTTACAGGTAACTGGATAGGGTACCCACAATACTACGAATTTGATTTTTTTAGAGACGATATAAACAATAGTCATATAAGTTATGAACCAAAAAGTGCATTCACTTATAATTGGGGGTATCACATAACTTATGCGGTTGAGAATAATTACGATTCAAAAATGTCTGCAACATTAAATGGTAATTATTATGATTGGGTTGCTAAAGATGGGATACCGTTTGTTATTAAAGAAAATACTCAAGAGGGAAGTGGTGTGGTGTCTTTTGAATGTATATGTCCGCATGGATTAACTGTGGGCGAATCCGTTGAATTATCTATTAATAATCAAATATTTGAATATAGAAATGAAAGGTTGTTTCAGGTTTACTCTTTAGGTAACGGTTTATTTGATAGTGATTTATATATTTTCAATATATATAATGTTGGGTTTACGGGGACATCTATTGGAAATGGTACAACAGGTACTTTTAAAAGAATCGTTAATTATGACAACGCTGTTGAGACTAAATCAAAGTATTACGTTAGAAAACATAAAGTACTAACAGATATAAATGATATTATAATTACAAAGACAGGATTTGAAAAAAATCCTTTTGGTAATGAAATTAAATTAGAGTTAAGTTCATTAACACCAAACAACATAACAAGAATATCACAAAAAACTAGTTCTAATACATTTACAATAACGATGAATAGAGACGTTGATATTAGTAGATTATTGGACAATCAAAAAAGACCTGTTACTGAATTATATTTAACTATTGTTAATAGAGGATATTCAGGTTTATTTAACAAACCAACACAAGGGGTTGGGTTAAAACAAGGGTGGTTATTTAACATTACCAAAACTAATAATTCTTGGTGGAGCGATAATAATTTAAATTCAAATACAAACGTACAAGTTGATTCATACACACAAACTTCTGGAGTTACATCAACATTTTATTATAATAAATCTTTAGAAGTCGGTTCTATAATTGATGGAGATTTTTGTGAGTGGAACGATTACTACCAAGTGGAAAGAGTAGTCTCACCCTATTATCAAAAAATAAAATTCAACCAAGACGTTTTTCAAAGTAGTCAAATACCTAACAATCCTAATTCAGCAGGGTACTACTACCAACCACACAACCCGATAAGAATTAGATTTTTTTCAGATTATATTGAAGTTGGAGACCCAAACACAGTTGACCAAATACCTAGTTATGCGATTTATTCGGAGACAGACCAAGTGTTTAGGTGGAGAGATTTGTATAGTTATGGATTTTATGATGATTTAGGTAGAGGGGTTGATTATCCATTTTTAAATTCGGCTCATTATCCTTACGAAAATATAATATTTAGGTTAATACCTGACGATAAAGGATTTGATATTAATCAAGGTATCACAGGACTTTCAATACCAAATAAACCAATAATAGATAAATGTGAATAAGTTTGTAATACAACAGTTTGGGCTCACTGATAAACAAATTAATGTCCCAATAGAGCTCACATGGGACTATGATGGACTTGATGATGGGATTGACCAATATCAAGAAGAGGCGGTTGCTCAAGTTGTTGGAAAAGGATATGATTTTGAGGTTAATAGATTTCCACACGCACCACATGAAACTTCAAACAAAACGGATATTAATTATCAGTTTAACTTTTATTCGGGAGGTTCTTTAACCTCACCATTAAGTTGGCAAAATAGTTACATAGGAGAAGGATTTACAACAAAAGACGTATTTTATTATTCAAACAAGTTTGCTAAATCATTTTTCAAATTAGATTTTTATGATACCGTAGATGAAAAAAGACAAAAAAATTATTTAACGGTAATTTTACCAACACAGCAAGGAAGTTTTCAGGAAATTAATATGGCAAGAACTGCGGTTAATATAAGAAAGCCTAGTTTTAAATTAGATTATGTTGGAGATAAAGAAGGTTTCTTTATTTATTGGTTGAAAAGTTTAAAGTTCATGCAACTGAACACTTTTTATATGACTGCAAAATTTTACAATGCGGGTACGGGTGAATTTACAAAATTAATGAATGTACCGCAAGCAACTTTTAGTGGTTCTAGTTATGGCGAAAATGTTTATGCTTTTGACTATACCCAGTATTTTTATTACAGGACAGTTTTTGATTATATAAATTTAAATTATAAGGTCTACGACATAAAAACAGGAAATAGAGTGGGAACAGACACTCCGATTCTTTGGTATGAATATGTAAATCCACCACAATAATGAGTGATACTTACAATATTATAATATCCCCACAAACGATTAAAGGAGATTTAACAACTATAAAATATAGTGGTGTTAGTGTTGGAGTTTATTCTGCGATGACACAAGTTGTTAGTTCAGGACCAAATGGGTCATCAACACTTACCGGGTTGACCATACCTATTTTATTGAAGCAATCCGCAGTAGACGCTGGTTATTTCACACCCTTTGATGGATTAATGTACCAACAAGATGTTGTTACTAATTTTATTTTCTCTTCAACAACATCATCACCATATACATATACAGTTTACAATACTTCAAGCGAATACCAAAGATTTATTGAGTTGTCAACTTATTCAATTGATTGGGGTGACAATTCTCCTATACAAATTATCACAGGATATACTCCAAATTATGTTTCACACACTTATCCAAACGGAACAAGAAAATATACGATTAATTTAGAACAGATAAATCCGTGGGGTAAAGTAGAGGTATTTAAAACAATATCAGTACCATATAAAAATCAAATAATATATAACCCTAAAGGTAGAGTATTTTTCACATCTAACATAGGAAGTTGGTCGGCAACACCAATAAGTTATGACTATATTTTTTCTGGCGACGCAATTAATACTGTTGAGTCCGAATTAAGTTCTAATTATGTCAATGTTCCGTTTACAGTTTCTTCAGAAACAAAATCAAGATTAACGGAACTTGTATTATATGGTAACACACCATACAAAGTTGGTGTACCAATAATTAAAGACGGTGAAATTTACGGAGCGGTAACTAATATTAATCCAATATATACCGCATATACAATACAGAATGTTGATTATTACGATTATAATAATTTTATTACATTATCTTTTGTACAATCTTCAGGTTTTACTGAAAATAATTTAACGGCAGAACCAATCGCAAAAGACGAGGCTTTTATTAAAATTATTGACCAGGCACAGATTCAAACGAATGTTTTTGCTGAAAGAGGAAAGAATAGTGCGTTTGAAAGAGTACAAAGATTAGGGGAAGTTGATAATTTAGGAGATTTAATTAACTACGGATATGGATTTTTTAACGTTGAAAAAAAGACATAAACTATTTATAGAATATATTAATAAATTATGGCAATAGGAACATACGGAACACTCAGACCAAGTGATGTATCACCACAAGATGTGGAGATAATCATGAACTACACACCATCTAGAGATGTAACCGACCAGTTTGTTTTAAAGACACTTGACGCCCCCACAATATTAAGACCTTATTTTAATAATGATGAAACAGGGGGTAATAGCGGTGTTGAAGTTTTAGGTGGATTATACAATTTAACATTACCGGCTGAGGAATTTAACCAACTTGGGTTTTATACATTATATTTAAGACCGGCACAGATAAGAACAACAATTACTGATTGCGGGGTATTAAGTGCTTTACCAAATGTTAAGGGTATTATTGTTGATTTATCAAATGTACCATCCAATTACTTAAATAAATTTGTACCACAAGGTTTAGTTGGGTTTAGAATTGAATACTTAAATAACGATGGTTCCAAAATACCTAATTTTTTTAGAATTGTAACTTCTTGTTTTTATTGTGAACCTGTAGTTACTAACCAAGTCAATACAACACAGAAGGCGATAAGATATAGATACGTTGATGGCCAATCTAATTTATTGTTCATAACACTATCACCGTCATCATCACCAACAAACAAACCAAATGCAACTCCGTATATCGGACAACCTGACCAACAAATAATCATCTCAAATACATTTTTTAATCCAGTAACAATTGATATTGAAATGGTTGAGTACGATATATCATCATTGGCGATTGCTCTTTACGGTAATCAGACCAAGTCTATTGATGATGGAATTTATACAATTTACGATTCACAGAATAACATTACAGACAATACAAC